CCATGCAGTTGCGTCAGCAGGACAAATTTCAACCTTTAAAGAATTGCCCAATGTGCCTGGATATTTTGCAGCCCATGCACCGTAACCAGTCTTAGTCACGTCATCGTAGTGGTCCATATTTTTAACTAATACGCCAGTGCCGTTAGCAGTTGCGTTTAGGTGACCAGACTCTGCTCTAACTACTTTAAGTGCGTTGCCGTACTTCAAGAAAGATGCTGCTGTTAAAAAATATGGGAATGTGTTTATGTCGGGGGTTCCGAAGATAGACGCTAGTTCTTTCTCAGAACCAACTGTTCTGATTTCTTCGACCGGACCCCAATTGAATGCACCAACTGTTCCACCAATTGAGGTAGATACTGCTGGTACGACGTTAGTTAAGTCGATTTCTTTAACTTGAACGCCTGGAGATACTTGAAATGCCATGGCTTATTTTCCTTTTGCAAAAGATAATTATGAGTAATCATTATACGGTTTTATTCATCACTACTTATATTTATACTTTTACATATTTATACAATTAGTTAGTGTCCGAATGTCCCACCAGGCTCAGTTACCCATCTATCACCATTAACTATTTCTACCTCTACATCGTCTTCAGGGTTATGATTGTGTATAATACCAAACGGTAGTAATTGATCTTCAATTGCTTTCATCTTCTCAGCAAACAACAATTCTCTTACATTAATATCCGTCTCGTCTAAGAACATCTGCGTTGTTGCATACCAACCAAATAAAACTAAGTTCATCATCAAGTCATCATGGCCAGTTCCATCTGCTTCGTATGAACTACCCTTCGCAACAAATGTAGACATTTCTATAATAGTTTCTGGATCAACTATGTGTAGTTTACCTTGCTCAACTAAGTCTTTAATATTAGAACATCCTATGCGCTTGATCTTCTTGTTCATAGTAACCCCAATGTCACCCGCCCTTACTACTGAGGACATGAATGTTTCTTCATACTCTAGGTCATAATACAACCCATTACATACAACGGATCCTTGATCATTATTCTCTATGATAACAAACGCCTTACTATAATAATTCGCCCACTTATATATTACATCTGGAAAAAGTAAGGGTGAGATCATATTATCGCGGAATGTTGCGACTTGCTTAAACGGTCTTGCAGTAATGTCAATAACATTGAAGGTAGAATAATCTTGGCCACGACCCTTTGATACGTCTACAAACATCAGATATTGATGATCCTGTTCTGGTTTGTCGTATACATTAACTCCCGCTTGTTGAAGTATCGCAGTATGTGCTTTTAATGAAAGTAAACAGTCTGCAGAAATTAATGTATTGCCGTTACCAGAGAAAGTATTTCCAAATTCTTGGGCAAACTGCAACTCTGAAGTATTTGCGATAGTCTGACGCTTCCATTCTTCATCACGACCAGGAACATCCCACCAATCTACACGAAAAGATTTAAACTCATTAGTTCCTTGCACAGCACCTTCATACAATTTGTGGAACTGGTTACCAATACCATTCGCAGTAGATGTAATAATAACTCGCGTAGTTTTACCAGATGATACAACTGGATATGTCGAGGTGTAGAAGGTTGTATCATTTTCAACGAAAGCAAACTCATCTAAAAACAATAAGTTGACCGACATTCCACGAATCGATGAACCGGAGGTCGCTGCAGCAACAATCCTAGAGTTATTACTAAACTCAATAGACCTCTTGTTCAGTGCTTTACAACCTGGCTGAAGGAAGAACGGGAGGTTCTCTAATGCTAGTGTTACCCTAGAAAGCATTTCTTGAGAAGTAGACCCCTTGTTTGCTAAGACCGCAATTGTTTGTTCTGGTTTGAATATAGCATGCCATAGGAGATACACCACAGAACTGATAGACTTTCCACTCTGTCGACAAGCAAGAATGATAGAAAACCTATTCTTGTTGAAGTGGTTAAACATCTTCTCTTGGTACGGATACAAATCAAAGTCAACCAAACCCTTGTCCAAGTTGATCACCTTGATGTACTTACACGCAAAGTATGTTGGATCGTTCATACAACGAATATACTCTGACAACTCATGTTGGGTAAACTGTTGTTCTACTCCATCGCGTTTGACGTTAGGGTTTCCGAGGTATCCATAATGATTATTAGTGACTTGCATCAGTTATACTTCAGACGCGTCTATAGTCGTAGTCTTATTCTGCTGGGCAATAATAAACCGTTGTAGATCTGTAGTAGAACCAACAAATACATTATTTGTAACTGATCCACCTGATGATGTAACTTGCGGAGTATTACTGTTTTGTTCTTTAACGGTTTTAATCTTCTCTACATTGTTATGCAGCACCATTAGTTTATCAGTCATGTCGGAAACGTGTTTAAGCATACCACCAAGAACTTCAAACGCTCGGGGGTGATCGCTTTGTAAAGCAAGTTCCATCATACTGTCTATTGCTAGAGTACCTTTATCAACAAGATCTTTATATTTTTCACGCGAGAACTCATAGTCTGCATCTAGTTCTTGTATAGAAGTGTCTTCCTTTGGAGGAGCAACTACTACATTGCGTTGTACAACCTCAGCGGGAATGTTTTTACTCAATCCCTCTAATAACTTGCTTGATTTTTCACTCATAATATATTCCGATTTATATAAATTGTTCAATCAACCTAGCTGCGTTAGTAGTAGAACCTAATAATGTTTCGTTGATAGAAAACTCAGTTCCATCAAAATCGACTAAGTTGATAACTTCAGATATTGGGTTCCATGATAACACCTTTGCTTTAATCTTAGAATTGGCCCCAGTTACGGTTTCCCCAGCAACATAATTAACCAAGTTACCGCCATAAGTTCCAGGAAACAGTCTTAATGATAATACATAAGATACATCAAGGTAGTTGGTGTCTTCTATAATTTCATAATCTTCTGAAGCTTGAGCGCTACTGGGTGAAACCGCAGTAGTTTGCCTCATATAGCGATTATTTGTATTTTCTGTATCGATAGTTCTAACAGAAACTTTCTTAATGACTCCTGTTCTCAAAACAGGACCGTAGAAACGCACTTTCGCGTCAAACGAAAGTGTGTATATTATAGCACGCCTATTCATGAAGTCACCCTCATAATCTTCGGTCATGTCAATACTATTTAGTGTAATAGGTATATCTGTTTTCAATAAGTCAGAGACACCTTCTTTAATAGTAACCGTATATTCTGGTTGAAAATACGGAATGATCTGTTCTATAATCTGAAGCGCATCGTCTTGAGTTTTAGCCATAATACTCAACGACATTGATATATTATATGGAGCATATGTATATAATACACTTTCGTCGACAATGATTCTATTATTCCTATTCAATTTAGATTGTGTGTCATATGTCATGTTTAATATTTCAAACGACATACGAGGTAATTTAATAGCAACCTTTGGTGCTTCTAAGTCTACTTGTTCATCTAACCTAGCAAGGAATTTATCCTTGGGCCCATATGAAAGAGGTACACGCTGTTGAGCACCGTTCTGATGAATAACCTTGATGTCGTTAAACAGAGAACCAAATACTGCTACAAACCTACGAATAGATGAGTGGTAGAAATATTCTCCGACCATTATACTTCCTTACATCCGAATTGAAATCCATATGTAGTTGGGAAGTATATAGTTCCACCATGTTCAACTGAAGTTCCATTATAAAGTCTATATGTAACTTCAACCCCTGCCTCTTGATTATGTTCATCTTCTATTACTACATGATAATTATTATCAATGTTAGAAACTGATACAGCATGCAGGTTTGTAATTGTCGCGCCGATTACTCGTTGGATGATAACGGGTCCGTTCGTTACACCATCCAAAATAATTTTAGGCGCCGCTAACCTAACTTCGCATCTAGGGAATATTTCGCTCGTCACTGTAATAGATACTTCTATCGGAACTGAGTTATATGTAAATACCGTATCAACAAGTGCTTGAACAGAATTAGTTCCACCATATGCTACATTGAACCTATCATGAGCACCAGAATTTTCTACATACAGTTCGTCGAAGTTTTGGTTAACTTTAATAAATGCGTCTCGCAATAGGTCTCCAGTGCCGTCGTTAGAAACACTTCCGGTAAATATAGTTTGTTTAGCCATTATATATCCTTAA